GAAGACAAAGGCATTGGAGGCCCTCTAGCCGGGAGTTACTTGCGCTTCTTCGCCACTGCGGTCTCGGACGTTGCCGCCGCTGCCGCAGCTTCTTCAGCTTCCAGGCGACGCTGCTCGGCTTCGAGCGGGTCGACAGCCGGGGCCGCCTCGACGACAACGGGCTCGGCAGGCTTGCCAAGCGACTTGGCGTAAGCTTCCGCGTCGAAGGTCTCTTCGGTGCGTACCAAGTGGGACATGATCGGGCGGTTCGGGCTCGGGGCAACGTGGGAGCCCGAGTAGATGACGGCCGACTTCGGAAGGAATTGGAGCAAGTGCTCCGGGATTTCCGAGGGGCCGGGGAAATACGAGGTGTAGAAACGCCCATCCGGGGCGAACCAGTTATTGCGAAGAACGACTTGGGCCATTGGGTAGGTCTCCCTTCTCTCCAGGAAATCCCGGCCCCCCTTTCGGAGAGCCGGGTTGGTTCACGTACTCTGCGTCGACCCTTAGAAGGTCTGCGCAGCCGGCAACGCCTGCCAGTTCTGGGCGTGTGCGAGCGGGACGATCGACACGTCGACAGCGCCGGCCGTGAGGACCGCCGTAGCGACGTTGTTGAGGACGCCGAGGAAGCGCTCGTAGGCGACGCCCTGGTTGAGCGGGATCACGCGACGGAAGCCGGCGACGAGCTGGGCGACCGGGATCGCTTCAGTCGAACCGTGCAGGGTCGAGGTGCCGTTCGTGGCGAGAGCCGCCGTGTCGTCGGACACGACTTCGAAGACGACCGTTGCAGCGCCGCCCGAGGTGGCCGTGGTGCGGATCGTGATGACGGCAGCCAGGGGTTCGCCATTGCCGATCGGGCGGCCACCGTTCGAAGAACCGCGAAGGTTGCCGAGGTCAATCTGGTCGCCGATGACGTTGCGACCAAGGGCGGTCGGAAGCGTCACGTTGCGGGCCAAGTCGGTGTACTGGTCGAGGATCATTCTCTTTCTCCTGTTCGTTTGAGGCCGGGGTCGGGGGCCTGCCTAAGCAGACCCCCAGCCGGTTAGGTGTTCGGGACCAGCGCTTCGTCAGCCGACAGTGCGTCGACACGACCGATCGGGATGCCCTGGAATTCGGACACCATCTTACCGCCGACGTTCTTGTCTTCGAGCGTCGCGTTGGTGACGGCGTTCGCGATCTGCTGGCGAAGGATCATGCGCGTGTTGCGCGACATGTAGAACTTCGCGTTGCACTTGGCGAACGACGGGATGCGCTCCATGGCCTGGAACATCAGGTTGGGGAGGTTGGCACCCGTGGAAGCCGTCGGCGACAGGTCCGACTTGTCGATGTTCGGGATGCGGACAGCGTAGCGCCAGTCCTTGACCGTGAGGCCGAGGTCGAGGCGGTAGTGCGTCCGGTACATCTCTGCGCGACCGTTGGCACCGTCGATGTTTTCGACCGTGACGCGGCCCTTGTCCGTGATCTGGAGGGCAGCCGTCGAGCCCTTCGGCACGATGCCGTGGATGGTCTCTTCGCCCCAGCCGATCAGCCAGATCGAGGTGTTGTCGGTGCCTGCGCCGCCGCCATGGATGACGTTTTCGGCCGAAGCGGCCGAGGACGCCAGACGCGTCGAGTAACGCGGGGCGAGGCCCGTGATACGTTCCGGGTTCGAGCGTTCGCTTTCGTAGATCAGCGCGCGGGTCGCTTCCTGCGAGAACGCTTCGATGAACGACTTCTCTTCCGAGAAGCGCCATTCGGCGTCGTTGCCGTTGAGGCCGGCCAGTGCGTAGTCGATCTCGGCGTAGGTCTCGATCATGCCGGTCTTGTCTTCGACCTGCACGGTCGTCGACTTGCTCGGCTGGACGCCGCCGTACAGACGACGCCACGTAACCGTCGGGAGGCCCGTGCGGATCGTGGTGAGATGGCCGGTCGGCAGGTTGCCTTCCTTGAATACGATGTCGTCGAAGATTTCGTTTTCCTGCGCGAGGATTTCGACGACCTTCGCGATGCGACCATCGGGGTCCGTGATCTTCGCAAGGTCCAACAGTGTCGGACGGGTTACGTTCAATGCGGCCATCTGTGCTTACTCCTTTTTCGTTGACAGGTTCCGGGATACTACTTCATTCCAGAGGCGTTGTAAAAGTCTTTTGCGGACACGCCGCCCTTGGCGCCGGGCGCCGAGGTGCCAGCGACGAATTTGTCGTCCGACACGGCTTTGCCCAGGCGCGTCAGCAAACGGATGACTTCGGGGTGGTTGCCGGCGCCCGTGACTTCGAGAGCTTCGGCAAGACCCGGCGTGGCAAATTCGGAGGCCAGGGCCTTTTTGGCGAAAGCCAAGCTTTTCTTCTGCGCCGCTTCGTCGCCGCCGATTTCCTTGTCGGCTTTGAACCCTGCGACCCATTCGTTGTGCGTCGCCTCCCACTGCGACTTCAGTTGCTCGGCCGACTTCTGCTCTTGCTTGATCTGAAGATCGACGAGCTTCTGCGCCTGCTCCTGGGTCAGGCCGAGTTCCTTGAACGCGCCTTCGTATTCGGCGCGAACTTCGTCGGGGACCTTGAAGCCGTCGGGAAGCTTGAACTCGTACTTCTCGGGCGGTCCAGCCTTCTTGTCGGCTTCGCCATCCTTGGCCGCCTTGTCGTCTTTTGCGGCAGCAGCCGCCTGCTCGACCGTCTTCGGGTCTGCCGCACCGACAGCCGCGTCAGCGGCCTTCGGGTCGGGCGTAGCGCCAGCGGTGGCTTTCGGGTCTGCGGCGCCGGCGCCGCCTTCCGTCACAAGGGTTCCTTCCGTCATTTCTCTTCCTCCTGGTTGGTGAGGGCTTGCTGAACTTTCAACCGCTCCTCGAACTCGTCACTCATAACCTTATAGGCATCGGGCATAGATTTCAATACCCATTTGTGGAGGAAACGCCCAACGTGTTTCCGCCCTTCGGCGTAGGCCATGGTCAGGGGTTTCTCGCCGACAAACGACGAGTTGAAAAGTTGGCTCTCCGTCAGCAGCTCCCATACGACCGCGCGGCCTTCGTAGGTCTCCAGCAGTCGGCGCATCCAGCGTTCCCATTCGAGCTTCTCGCGCGCGGTCTTGCGCTCGTGCGCCGCTTGTGTTTCCTCGGGCAGGACGTCCAGCTCGTATTGCATTTATCGCGCTCCCTGCTTGGCGAGCCCTTCGGACACGCCGTCGAGGATCGACTTGCCGTCGCTCGTGCGCGTCTCGCTCGCCGTCTTCGCGGCGTCGGCAGTGGCGCCCAACTGTTCCACCATGGCCGCCTGTTCCTGGGCTTCCTGGGCCTGCTTGCGCGACGCAGCGACCTGCTCGTCCGAGCGAACCAGGGAAGGCGGCGTGCGGAGCTGCTCGGCGTAGACGTCGACCGCTTGGTCCCCGTCGAACTTTTTGCCGTCCGACAGCCCGGCCTGCATCAGCCCGCCGACGAACGTACCCAAGCGTTCGATGTTGCTAAGGCCAGCAGCGCGCTGGGCAACGGCCAGGGTCGAAATGTACTCGGGACGGATTTCGCGCCCTTGGAGTTCTTTCGGCGGCAACGGCAAGATTTTACCGCCGCCCGCGAGCCGATCCAACTCGGTGAGGCGAATGTAGGTGTTGTCGATCAGCGGGTTCAGGAACTCGCCAAATAGCTGCGTGAGCGGAGGCCCGAGCTGAAGCAGGCGCTCCTGGTTGCGTTGCGTCAGTTCGAGCTGGTTGCGGGGCTGCACGCCGTCCATGTTGGAGATGGCGAGGAACAGATCGACATAGTATGCCCGATCGATGCGGTCCTCGCTGCGCTTTTGGTTCGCGCCGAGAGCCTGCACGTCGGGACGGATTTCGTAGACGGGCTTCAAGCCTTGCGAATTGCCGTCGAGGTCGAACAGCGTAGCGCCGCCCGGCAACTGATTGATGGGCGTATTGCGGAGCGTGGCCGGCCCCTGGAGCGGCGGGTGGACGAGCTTGTCGATCGCCTGGGCCAGACGGCGTTCGCCGACCTGCAAACCCTTGACGTCGCCAAGCGCCGTCATGCCGGGGCAGTCGGTGCCGTAGATGTCTTCAGCCGTGACTTCCCAGCGCGGGACGTAGTAGGGGAAACGATCGTAGCCCGACTTGCGCAGGAACTTGCCTTCGGTGTCAGAGGGCTCCCAGTAGATCGAGGCGAAGCGCTTGTTCTTCGCGAGGCCGGGGCCGGGCTTGTAGTCTTCGTTCGGCATGACGCAGTGGCGAACCGTGCGCCACGCGTCGTAGTTGCCGCTGTCGTAGGCGGCCTTGACGCCAGCTGACACGTTCTTCATCCCGAAGCGCTTGACCATCTGCAAGACGGTCATCTGCCATTCGCGATAGACGGTATCGACCCGCAGCTCGCCGTTCTGGGCGATCGCGTAGCTGCCGACCGAGTGGGCATAGAAGCGCGACACGGTGTCGAAGTCGTCTTCCTGGTACATGCAGCCGGTGCCGAATTGCACCATCTCGCCAAGCATGACGGGCGCCATGTTGTAGAGGTTCGACGAGTTGAACACGCGATTGAGGACGCCTTCGACTTCGTAGAGGTATTCTTGGACAGGCTTATACTCGGCCAAGTCCGGGTCGTCGATCCCGAGCGCAAACCATTTCGTGGCCGGCGACATGATGCCCGACAGGAGCCCAGCGCGTGCGACCTTGAGCGCCCACGACGCGCGCGAGTTGATGATGCTCTGGTGCGCCTTCTCGCCGCGATTGCGGTCGGTGACATTGAACCGCCCGCGCCGGGGCTGCACGAACTCGGCCAGCTCCCGGTAGTGCTCGATGAACGACGAGCGCTCCTGGATGACTGCGCCGAAGCGCTTGTTCAGGTCTTCGACCTCCTTGCTGGGCATTACGTAATACCTCCTACATGCCGAGGAGCGTTTTGCCGCTCGTCGAGACGTCGCCGGTCAGACCTTGCGCTGCGGTCAGGATGGTCGAATTGCGACCGCTCGCAAGGGCGGCGCGCTGGCGCGACTGGCTACGCGCCTTCGTCACCTGGGGGTCGACCTCGGTCGGGGGCGGCGGCGGTGCGGGCGGGGGCGGCGGGGGAGCCGGCATCGACGGGGCAGAGAAGCACATTGGTCAAGCTCCTTTGTGGAAATACTGGAATGTCTGCCCAGCATAGTCGTTCTCGGCGTACTTTGCAAACCCGAGTTTCGCGATCCAGGCCAAGCGTTGGGGAGTTGCATCGCTGCGCTCGGCGATGCCGATCGCCCCCGCGAAGAACTCCTTCCCCTCGTCCGTCGCCATGAAACGCAGGACGCTCTTGGTCATGTGGATTTTCTTGCGTTCGAGCGAGGCGTGGGAGAGCGTCTGAATTTGGTTGAATTGGTCGACGCCGAAGAGATACACGGGCGACAGCACCATGCCCGCATCGACATAGGCGAGCTTCTTCAAGGTGACGAAGCGCGAGCGGATCGCCTCCCGGTCCATCCCCATATGCTCCTTTGCCCACTCGATGTCTTCCAGCGTGTACTGGTGGGGGTCGTTGAGGATGTAGTCGATCACCCCGAGCTTGCCCAAGGCGCTCCAGTTCGTCGCGACGATGACGGTCATTACAGTCTCCCTTCCAGAGGATTGTAGTCGATGTTGGGCTTTTCGTTGACGTTGTGGCCCGCGAAATCGTTGGCATTGCCCGGCGCCACTTCGGCCGCAAACGTGAGGGCCAGACCGTCGGCGATGTCGGGGCTGGAGTAGCCGCGCTCTTTGAGTTCGGCTTTGCTCTCCAGGTTGATCTTCTGCCCGTTGGTCGTGTACCCGAATTGGCGGGACAGCAGTTGCTCCTTCAGCTCGCGCCCAGGCGACCCTGCACCCTGGTCCTGCGGCAGACACAGGCGCGTGCCGAGCGCGTCGCGGACCTTGCCCCACATCTCGTCGACCTTGTAGCGGTAGGTGTTCGTGTCGGTGGGCTTGCCGCCGAAGTTGACTTCGGTCACGGGGTAGCCGAGATGGCGAAGCTGGTCGACGACGCCGCCGCCGATCCCGCCGCCGTCGACGAAGATCATAGCGACCCGATGTCCGAGGTTGCGGAAGAAGCGGATTTTCTCGATGACTTTGCCGGTGAGCTGCACCGTGTCGATGCCCTTGTAGCGATCCTTCTCGCTGAACCACGAGCGCGCGTCCATGCCCTGGCGCGTATAGATCACGCTGTCGTCGTCGCCGAAGCGGGCCACGTCTACGCCCAGCACGATCGGGTCGCGGTTCAGGGGCGGCAGAGGGCGCACCATGGCGTCTCCCACCTGATCGCCGCCGATAAACTGCGTCGAACCCTGCGCCGGAAATTGACCCAACACGCGCACCTTGACGATGTCGCTGTCGATGCCGAAGTCGTCGACCATCTTCTGCTGTTCTTTTTTGTTCGTGATGGCGACGGAGCGCGCGTCGATCATCCGAACCGTGTAGCGGTGCTTCTGGCTGCCGACGCAGTTCTCGTAGAACGCCCCAGTGTTTCGCGTCGGGTTGCCGAAGTCGAACACCATGGGCTCGCCGGTCATCAAGCCGCCCTTGCGAACTTCGAAGATGTTCTCGCCGATACCCGAGGCTTCGTCGAAGATGTAGAAGCTGGTGGAGTTCGCAGCATGCTGGCCGGCGAAGCTTTCCGAGTTCTCTTCGCGCGACGTCTGCGCCGTGACCACGCCGCCGAGGTACTTGCTCTTGAGCGCCATTGACCCTCGGCCGGCCGAGTAGTCGGCCCAGTGCGCCGTAAGAGATTTGGCGTGCCACTCCCCGAGCGTGGCCCAGGTCTTGGTGCGAAGCTGGATGTCGGTGTTGGCCGTGACCGTGCCTTTGCAGCTCGGCCGCGTATCGATGACGAATTTGATAAGCCACGCCACCATGACGGACTTGCCGATGCCGTGCCCCGACGCCGTTGAGTACATGATCGGCTCGACGGGGTCTTTGCCGTTGAACCCTCGCGCCTTGATGTCGCGCCCGAGCTGGTCTAGGAATTCGCAGGCCCACACGTCGGGGCCGTATTCGCAGCCGTAGCGGGACTTCCACGGCTCGGCCAGCTTCACGAGCTGGATCGAGGTGTCGTTGTTCCAACCCCAATTGAACATGACGTAGCCGAGCGGGTCGGCGTAGAAGTCCGCGATCGTGTCGGCTAGCTGCGCGTCGGCGGATTGTTTCACGCTCGCCATTTGACGGGCTCCAGCTTCCAGGCGTTGGCCTTCATCAGACGAAATATGTAGTGGTTAGCGTAGTCGAGGCACACCGCTCGCCCAGAACGATCGACGCCCCAGTTGCCGACGTGAGCATCAGCTTTAAGCCACGCCGGAATACGCTTTGGAAGCACCGACCAATCTTTAATAGGCCAGCACCGATCCATCACGAGGTACTTTCCGCCTTGCGACAGTCGACGGCATGGCACCAACCAGCGTTTGGCTTGAGCTTCAAAGTTGTGCGACATGTTCTTCCAAAGGTCGAACTCGGTGAAGTTGTCGAACGCCGGCAGCTCGCGCTCGACCTTGACGACTGTCTCGCTGTTAAGGGCGCACAGGTACGTGTCGCGCGTTTGGCCGCTGCCGAGTTTATCTGCCAGCACAAACTCCCAAAGCTCCCCTTCCTGCACAGCCATTACGCGCGCCGACGACGTCGAAGGCGCGGGTAGATACCGTATCCTGCGACTACGGGCGGCTCGCCCCCGCTCACGTTCCCGAAGAAAAAGAAGATGTAGAGCGCCGAGTTCATTGCGTCGCCTTCCACGCCTCGTAGTCGGCGCGCGTCGCCGCTTCATCCCAGTCCGTCGCGTCAGCGTTCAAGACTTGGAACACGGTGTCGCCGTCCTTGATATGCGCTATGTTCGGGTCGAAGGTTTCGGGGTCTGGCATGGTGTCTCCTAAATCCGGTACATGCCGGAGGTGACGAGAACCTGGGTCTGCGCAACGCCGCCGTTGACCAGCACAACGCGCCAGTAGCGCGTGGCGAGGAACACGCTAAGTTGAACGGGCACGTTCGCCACGAGCGTCGCCTGGGCTGCGCGCCGCCAGTTCGTGTTGTCGGTCGAGAACTCAATACGCGCGCCGTCTGCCGCGCTCGCTTGGTCGGCCACGAAGGTAGCGGCGACGCGCTGGTTGACTGCCGTGGCGCCCTGGTCGCGGCTTGTGCCGGTGAACGTCGCACCGACCGCGAGGTTGGTAGCGGTGTCGGCGTTGATCGCTGGGGATAGGGTCGTGATCGACCCGATCGTCGCCGTGACCGTGCCTTGCTGGGAAACGGGGAGCGCGTTCTGCGTACCCTGCGCCCGGACGCCTTGCAGATAGACCGGCGTGTTCGCGAACTTCTCGACGCTGATAAATCCGATCGTCCAGGTCGTCGTGGACGCGGGCGCAACCGTCCCGTTGAAGCTCCAAATCCAGACGTACCGCGGCACGTCGTCGTCGGGCAAGTTCTCGTAGCGCGATGCGAGCGAAGCAAAGTTGCCCGCCGTGACAGACGCGCGGAGCGAGTTCGAGAAAAACGCATCGCGGCCCGTTAGATCGTTCTGGACGATGACGCCAGGGGAAGCGGTTGTGATCGTCGTCGGCACCGTGTCGGCGTCAGCCCAACCCCGGCGCTGGGTCGTAAAGTTGATGTTGGTGGCCGTAGCGCCCGTCACAAGGTTGCGCACGAAGTTCCAGCCAAACAGCGTCAGAGTGCCCGTGCCAGACGCAGGCCAACCGGCGACAGTGAAGGTGATCGACGTGCTGGCGACAACCGACGCGATGGCGTAGCGACCCGGCACGCCAGCCGCACCCGTGATGCCTGCAAGGTTGATGAACTGCCCGACGTTCTGCGCCGTGTAGGTGTGACCCGGCACCGTGACCGTTACGCTTGTCGCCGAGTTGATCGTGTAGGTCAGTCCTTGACCGACCAGATCGGCCAGCATGATCGCAAGGTTCTGGTTGGCAATGCGCTGCGATGCCACGATCGACGCGCGCATACGAAGCGAGCCGCGCCACGATAGCGTGGTGCGCGTCAGAAACTCGGCGTTCGTGCTTGTGCCCGTGACGATCGCCAGCGCACCCGCCGCTTGGCTAGCGCTTACGCCCGTGCCCGTGATCGGCGTGATAAAGTCGCTGGTCAGAAGCCCCGCGCCAACCGATGCAAACGAGCACGTCCAAACGTCCTGGCCCACCAGACGCACAGGCGGCGCAGCCACGGCGTTGAACGGCACCGTCGTCGTGCCGACCCACGGAGCCGAGGCGCCGTCTTCGCCAACGTCGATCTTGCTGTACGGCACAAGGACGCCGCCCACGTCGTCCATGCGGAAATCGTAGGTAGCGTTCGCACCTGTATTGGGGTTTACGCGGGCGTTGTCGGCCATCGCTTACGCCCCCAGCTTGGCGCGAGCTTCCGCAATGGCTGCGTTGATGCGATCGAGTTCCGCCTGGGCTGCGTTGACCTCGTCCTGCTTGATCGCCAGGAGCGACTTCGAGGCGACGTCGACAGCTTCCGCGTCGGCCTTGGCCTTGGTGATTTTCTCGACGCAGATCGCGTCGGCTTCCTTGATCACCGTCTTGGCGTAAGCTTCGGCGTTTGCTTTGACCTGCTTGGCCCCGGCTTCGGCGTTGGCAGCCGCTTCTTCCGCAGCCGCAACTTGGTTCTTAGCGTCGTTCAGTTCGGCGCGAACCGCATCGAGCTTGGCGCGTTCCTTCTCGGCCTCGGCCACGCAGGCGTCGGCCGTGGCTTTCGCCTGGACGGCAGCGGCTTCGAGCGACGCAATACCTTCGAGCGCCTTGCCCACGGTGGAGAAGGCTTCGATCTGACGGGTGAGGACTTTGACCGCTTCAGCGGCTTTGTTCAGGTCGGTCATTATCGGGTGCTCCGCGAAAGGAGGTATACGTTGACGTTGGCGCCAGAGCCAACCGGCGACAGGATCGCTCGGATGTTGGTGACGTTTTCCGAGATGGCGTTGATGCCCTTGGACGTAAAGGTGATGGCCACGCCACCCGGATCATGCAGCGTATCCCAGGTCGCCCCGTCGTTGAGAGAGCCCTGGATGACGACGGTGGCGCCGCCGAAGGTGCCAGCAACCTGCACCGCGCGATCGGATGCGCCGGGGCGGGTGATCTTGTCGCCGTCAGGATCGGCGCTTGTCAGGTTCCAGACCGCGAGGTTGGTGTTGCCGTATTTGTCTTCTTGCGTTACGCCAGCCATTACTTGTTCTCCTCTTTGTCGGATTGCGCCGCGCGCTTGCGGCCGGCCAGGATGCGGTCGATCAGCGACAGCTCGCCCGAGACTTCGACCTTGTCCGTGGCGTAGCCCATGATCTTCGCGAGCGCGTCGAGTGCTGCCTTCTTGTCGTGGAATTTGACCTTGTACTTTTTGACTTCGCGCGCGTCTTCGCCCTTGCCGTCCTTGTACTCGTCGACCTGGAATTCCGAGAGCGCCGCGCGCTGCTCGTCGTTCATGCCGGCCAGATCGAGGACAGCGGTGCCGTCTTCGTTGATTTCCAAGAGGTCGCCGAAGTTGGCGAAGGCGATCTTGGCGTATTCCTGGATGATGCGCTCGCGGGTCACGTCCGTCTTGCGCACCATGCTTTGGCGGCGCCGGTCGATTTCCTTGAGAACGTCGGGGTGGTTGAAGAGGCGGTGCTGGTAGCCTTCGATGCTCTTTTCGGAGAACCCGCAGGTACGCATGGCTTGGCGCTTGTTGAACCCGTTCGCGAAATACTCGTCGACGAGCTTCAGATAGCGCTCGCTCACTTCTCGCATCGGCTTGTTCTTTTTACCCTGACGCACCTTGGCCTCCTCGAAACTGGTGGGGGGAAACTTATAATGCTCCTCCCCCCAGGGAGCGGGGCCGCATCTAGGAGGGAAGGGGCTCCGACGCGGCCGAAGAGTACAATACGGGCCACGGCTTTGTCGGTCAAGCGCAAATTTTGGGATCACGTAATACCGGCGCAGGGGTCTTCGAATTTTTTGGGATGGCGTTTGAGCGCTGCGGAAATCGGGGGTACACCCTTTGATTGTACTCAAGAGGATTCTGCGGACGGCTTGCGAGGTCCTGGGAGGTAGTAAGCGCCCGAGGCCCCGCCGGCCCCCCGAAGTGCCCCCGACCGCGTTGGGGCCCCCCGGCGATCAAGCGATCGTTTGTACACGAACGAACCGATGGTGGCATCGGCGCAACATGAGATGCAATCGATACGTGTGCAATGCTAACGTGCGAATTCAATAGATAGCTTGGGATAACGTAATACCAGCGAATAGCATCCGTTGCCGCAATTGCTGCATTGGATAGCGTTTGCGATAGCTCATACGTTTTTAAACGAAGCATTAGCGTCAATGTCGGATTTTGGGCACGCTGGATGCGCATTAGAAGCCTTGAACACGTTCAACGCTAAACAATACGATAGCGATACGTTATAACATAACGCGCGATAACACGCGCAATCGTTGCACTAAACGCGTGCTCTATCGTAGGCAAAGAAAAATCGACGCATCGAAAGAAAAGCTATTGACAAACGAATGGCACGCGCGCATATTACACAACGTAGCAGCAACGATGCTGCATTGCTTGGAAGGGCAATCACATGACAAACAAACGTTACATACGGCAGACCAATGCCGAGTTTGCGCGCGCAATGCGCAACAATAGACCAACGCGCAAAGCATCGCGCCACAATCGCAATCGCCTAGACGTCGAAACAGGCGCCTTGCTAGTCGTGGCAGTGATAGCCTTGATTGCAATCGGCGCGATTGCAGCAACGATCATCCTCAAAGCCTAAGGAGCACACAAAATGCCGTCAATTAGCAATCTCTTCGCAGACGAAGAGCCGCGCGAATTCCCCTTCATTGCCTTCTACAAAGGCAAGAAAATCGAGGTATACGCAGAAACGTCCTACAAGGCGCAAACGCTTGCCGCTTCGATGTTCAAAGCCCGCAAGCAACACGAGGTAGACGTGTATCGGGCGGATTTACCGATTAGTCACGCGTCTCTTTGATCGGTTGCGGATTAGAGCCCCGCGCGGGCTCTAGTTCGAAGTCGAGCAATCTTGCACGCTTCAAAACGGAGATAAAACCATGTCGCACGAAAATCATAGCCTCGCAGGTGTCGGCCAGCGCTCTTATGTCATCTTCGCAATCGATGCCGCATTTATCAATTCGGCACGCGAAGCCGACCTACTGCAAAGCATTCGCACTAAACCCGTGCAAGGGGGATACACCATGGAAAGCACGGGCGAAACTGTTGTCGAGGCCAGCTACATCATTGCAGCAGAGGACTGGACTAAAGTCTTAGCCTCCGGCCTCGTCGATAATCAGGAAAGCATCTTGGTCCTTGGGCCGAAGGCTTCCCGCGATGCGCACCGCCCTGCCGTTCTGCATTTCTTGCCGAAGACGTGGGATGTTATGACGCAAGCATTGCCCGTGTTCCTGGGTTACTTCGTCGATTGCGAAGAACACGTCGCAAAGGCGCAATCGGGCTGGACAGAAGACAACGGCGTGTTCTACGCGTGCTTTCACGATCCCGAAGACGCCCAAGAATAGCCGCTGATCGTTTCTAGGCTGGCACGTCGTCTAGGCGTGCCAGTGTAGAGACGGGCAATGGTGCACGCTCTAATGCGGAATAGACCCATGTTTAAAGAGCATCAAACTAAAATTAGCCAATGGGCGAGGCGATCGCCCGATAACTTTGGGCGCGTGATGCAGTTTGTCATTCTGACAATCCGTATGCCGTTGCATCGCGTCGCGGGCGATTTTGAGACGGTAGAGCAAGGCGGCGACGACGCTATGGGTGTTCTATTCGGCTTCAAGTATCGAGCTTGGCGCGAGGCATGGGAACAGCGTGAAAAGCTTTTCACGTACCTAGAGCATGTATGGTCCGATCCTGAATTGACGGCACGCGATAAGCATATGGACATGCTTGAAGCCGTTGCCGATTGCTTCGGCTTCGGACCTGTCAAGGCTGGCTTCGTGCTGCAATTGGTCTACGGCAATTCAGGCTGCATCGATACGCATAACCTGAAACGGTTCGGCATAGGCTTGCGCGCATTCTCTAACTACTCGGGCAAGAAAACGCGCAAAGGACGACGTGCCATGCTTTCCAGATACGTCGATACGATCGAGCGGCAAGGGGGACCTGAAAAGCTTTGGGATGGATGGTGCGAATTCGTAGCACAAAACTCGCCAGGACCTTACCAGGGTTCTGCATACGTCGTGTCGCGTACCCATTGCGACGCACTAGGGCTCTAACCAGGAAAGGAAAAAGCCAATGAGTAAGACGGCATTCTATAGCGCGCATTTAGGGCAATGCGCACGAAGTATCGCGGGAGCAAAACGCGCCGATTTATCCGACGACGTCAAGGCGGATAATCTGGCTATGGCCATTGCCAAAATCCGCTTAGCTTGCGACGTCGCGGGGCTTGACTACTACGCAATCGAGCGAGACAGTTACCAGCTCTACCTCGCTTCGAAAGTCACGGAACACCGTTAACCAGAAAAGGACTAGTGCCATGGGTAAAACTTACAAATACGATCCCGAGAGCGAATTGAGCCCGGTTGATGTCGAAATGCGCAAGCAAGAGGCAAGACGCCCGCGAGATCGATGGGACATCGAATACGAGGAACACGTGATGACGCAAACGCGCGACCATCGCGCAAGCTTGCCCGTGACACGTTACAGAACCCGTCCCCCCGTTCGGGGATAGGCCACGAGTTATAGGCCATTGGGCGACGTCAAAAGAGATGCAAAATCGAGCACCCAAGTTCACACCCAAAAAGGGGGCTCTCTATAGAGAGCACCCCCATTTTGTGGTCGTGATACTTTTGAGGGAAGCTAGAACAAATTCCTTATCACGACGGGTGCGGTCGTGATACATTTTGCATCCGATGCAGTAAACATCGTATCACGATCAATAGTCGTCGTGATACGTCGTGATACACTAGGTCGCCGTTCCTTATCACGATCGCTCTCGGTCGTGATACGGTCGTGATACTTTGCGATCCCTGGATTGTAGAGACTGGCCTAGCTGTTTCAACTTGTTGATGTAGTACTTGACAACGCGTTTGGTATTACGTAATACCGGGGCACCAAGCAAGAGGAGGGAAGGATTATGAGTATCGTCGTGAACAATTTGATGAAGGCTTACCGCAAGAAAACGCGGCCCCTGAAACTGTCCAAGGAAAACCGCCGCCTTATGAACCTTCGTATCGCGCAAGCTCGGCTCGCGGTGGAAGTTCACGAGGAGCCGGGAGAAGACTACGCGGCCACCGATCTAATCTGCAATCTTCTGCACTACCTGCGCGAGGTTCACGGCTTATCGGCCGACGACGCAATCGCCCGCGCGCGTTCCCATTACGACGCGGAAATCGGCAACGAGTAGCAGGGGGTTTTCGACGCGAGAGCCGGAGTTTACTCCGGCTCTCTTTCGAGCATCCCGCTCGCAATGGAGAGGACAATGACGCAACTGCGAACAGCGCTCGGCATCGTCTGCGATTTGATGTCGCGTATCGAAGGCAACCAGCCCTACGTGGTGCCGGAGGACTATCGAGAACTCGCGGCGCTGCTGAAGCGCTCGCCAGGGGCACGGCCGGTCAATTGCCCGACCGACGACTACATCGCACGCAAGACCAACAACTAGGAGGCACAATGGAAACCCAAGAGCCACCAACGCTGGCCGAGCCCCGTTTCGCCGCCTATGTGCATAAGCAATGGCACCATGGCGGATACAAAACCCTGTATATCGTGAAAGATATGCAAGGGTCGCCCAAGCAAATTGCACGCGGCGCGAACAAAGAAGTCGCCGAGCGCATCGCCTACCTTCTCAACACCTACGGCAAATAGGAGGACACCATGGGGCGGTATTACGCACCGAACTATGACGCCAGAAAGTTCAAACCGGGCGAAGCCGTGATCCATACGACCGGCCTGGAAGCCGAAGTTGCCCTCATGTCGAAACGCGGCTGGGTGACGCTCCGTGAGCAGGGAGGCAAGATCGTTGCCGTTGTCCATGCCGCAGGGCTTCGCCATAAAACGCAAGAGGAGGAGGAGTAAACCATGCAGACAATCGAAACCCGCCGCATCGGCCAAACCAACACGCGCGGCACGCGATACAAGGCGACGGCATCGGGCGGCTATGCCGTTACGATCAGCGAACCTATCGAGGCAAGAAGTGAACTCGACTGCCATCAAGCGGCGGCCACAGCCCTCGTGCGCCAACTCAAGTGGGGCAACTACATCCACGTCGGCGCATCAAAGGAAGGCGAAATCTGGGCTTGCGCCAAGGCGATCTTCGATGCCGACGAAGCCTGCGAACTCGTGATGACGCGCGGCGATTGACACTTGCCGGCAATAGGCGTAGGTTTACCCCTCAATCCTTGGAAGGGAGCGAACAATGGAATATCTCGCGATCGAGACCCGCGTCCTGCGGTCGAACATCGGCGATGGCCACGTCAAGGCCACGGCGGCGGGGGTGACGCCCGTCTACGTCAAGATCGACGATCCCAAGAACGCCAAGAAACTGCACCAGCTCGCGGCCGAAAAGATCGCGATCCTGGTGCTGCGCTGCGACCATTCTGACGTCGTCGCCAAGAACGTCTTCGCGTCGAGCGAAGCGGGCTACGCCGTTTGGGTTGCTTTCAATCGGAGGGGCTGACCATGTTTTCGTCGATGCACTCCTACTTCAAGCACCTGAAGCCCCTCGTCTGCCCTATCTTCGAGGACAGTTTCCTTCGGGCAATGCCCGACGGCGCCGTCTTCTACGTCAACTTGCGCGACGTGGGCGGCCGGTGCGTCCCCGGATGGCCGTCGGCGATCCGCCACAACGTCACAACTTCGGCGAGATGGCACCCCAGCAAACCCTACGCCCGCGTCAAGATCACCATCAAGAAACGGAAGGACCCCAACGCATGAAGACCACTTTGGAGCAATACAACGCGGCCGAAATCGCCTACACCTTCGGCCGCCATCTTGCCATTCTGAACCCTACTTGGGTCGAGGCAAGGGACGTCGAAGCCAAGGCGCGTTCGATCCTGATGGACCTGGGGCTGGAGCGTTTGCCCTCGGCCCTGGTCGATCGGTTCGAGACCGCAATCCGCAACGGCTTCGACGACGTCGTCAAGGGCGAAGACATCCTGCGCAGCCTTAGCCGCAGCCAAGCGCAGACGGTGCGCAGCCCGAAGACGCAAGAGCGGCACGCCATGCCGGTGCAGTCGTCCGAAACCCGCGAAGTCGTCGGGCTCCTGCGCAAACACGGCGTCGAGGTTCGCGAATGAAGTACACGCAAATTCTCGAAGAGAGCGCGGGCAACTACGATTGCCCGACCGTCAACCGCAAATGCCGTGGTACGTCTTGCATGGCCTGGGTCGGGGGCAAGCTCTACAAGGTGACCCCCAACAAGGGGCTTGTGCCTACGCAATTTGTGCCCGAGAACTGGCTTCAAAAGAAGGTCGGCGGGAACCCCATCGACTGGACGTGGGAACTCGTCAATATCGGCCGCTGCGGCATGGTGCCCCGGTGAACAACGTGATCCCGCTGCGGAGCCACCCGAAGCACCTCGCGCGGTGCGCCTTCTGCCTGAAGGACATGGTCCCTAGGAGCCCGCTCAATGTGCCAGCCTACTGTTCCTACGAACACGCGGCGGCCGACAATCCCGAGAAGACGGCGCAAACCCTGCGCGTGAACCACGAAGGAGCATAGGAGAAAGACATGGAAAAGACGATCTTCGACACGATCCGCGACCATATCGACGACGCGGTCCGCCCGAGAAATGTTGGCCCCCAGAAGGCCATCGAAATCCTCGAAGAGGTTGCGGAACACGTTCGCGCCAGTATTGAAGCACTGCGCGAAGAAAACCCCGAGCTGGAGTAGGAGGGACCAATGAGCTACCACAAAGTCGAGATCATCATCAAGAACCACACGACGGGTGAAGAGGCGAGCATCATTCGCGCGGACGAAGAATACGCGATCATCGACCCGCTTAAACCGGCGTTCGAAGAGTTGCTGCGCCAGTACCGCGAGCGCTACCCGGTCGGCCTGCGGCTCTTCAAGAACGTCAACTGAACCAGGAGGGAAAGAGAATGAGCATCAAGATAGAACACGGCAAATGGTACGTGCTGAACGACGGCCAAATCGTCGGCCCTGCCGAGCCCACTGAAGATTTCCGGTGGATTGCCGAAAAGGTCTACAGCGCGGCCCGTGGGCAGGTCTTCAACCCTCTCAACATCCCGCACCAAGCGCTCGGGGTCGCTTTCACGCAGCCCGAGTTGGCTCGCCTCCACCAGCAAATTGCGTTTCAAAGACCGTGGTAGGATCACGTAATACCAAGAGAAAAGCCCCGGATCGCTCCGGGGCTTTTTTTTATACCTTCGCCCAGCGCCACTTGGCTTTTTCGGCGTCATACATGGCGTTCGCCTTTGTGCCGGTCGTCTCGCGCAGGCGGATCAGGTAGTTGTTCTGAAGCGTTCGGCTGTCCACGTCCACTTCCTTGAGCATCGCCACGGCTTCGGCCAGGGCCTTTGTCGACCAGTCCTTGAACTTGTTCGCCCCAAGCACCTTGGCGACTGCTGCATCGAGCACCAGCACGCTCGACGCATCGAGCGCAGGACGCTTGCGCTTGTCCTTCGGAGGCGCCTCGGCCTTCTCGGTTGCCGGCACCTCGTCTGCCTTCGCGGCCGGGAACACGGCGAGCGATCCTTCGTCCTCGGCTTCGTCCTCGGCTTCGCCCTGGGCGCGCAGCTCCAGGCGCATCGGCTTCTCCCACTCGGGCGCGTCCTTCTGTTTGGTGTTGAATAGGCTCACGCTCTTCTCTTTGCCCTTGCGATGCACTCCGAAGATCGCATCCGGTGCGCCCTGGAATTCCATGGAGCCCTTGGCGCGCGTGTCGTCGCCCTGCCCCGAGTGATGGATCGCGAGGAGTGTGGCGCCGAGCTCGGCCTGGAGCCGCTGCGTCATGGCCGTGAACTTCGACGCGTGCTCCTGGGCGTTCTCGTTGAGCCCTTGCATCGCGCGGGCGACCGTGTCCACGACGACGAGCTTGTAGCCCTCCGGGTGCATCTCCAGGGCGCCGTCGATGAACCCCTCGATCGCCTCGGCCACGAGCGGCACAGGATCGGCCAGGATGAAGCGGTCGGCTTTGCGCCCGCCCAGATGCGCCTGCTCCCACGCCTTCACGCGCTTGACGAAAGACGCGCGGCCCTCACCGAGGATGTAGAGGACCGGACCAGGGTCTTCGACGCGGAAGGCGTGCGTCTGGGGGAACGATCCGCCCGTCGCTACGGTCAACGCCCAGTCGAGCGCGATGAAGGACTTGAAGGTGCCGGGGGGACCGAAGAGGATCGCGAACGCGTCCTGCGGCAGAACGCCGGGGATAAGCCAGCGCGCAGGCGGCACATGATCGAGGGCCTCGCGGTCAACGAAGCGAAACTTGCCCGCCGTCAGCTCGCGCCCGCTCGGCAGATCGTCGCGCAGGATCGGCCGGAACATGGCCTTGATCTTCGCCTCTTTGTAGGCAGCCGTGATGTTGCCGGGCGGGCTGGTGTTGTAGGCGTACCCGTTGTCGATCTTGGTTTCGAAATGGTCGGCTTCGTCCGCACCCCAAGGCGGCTGGCAGCGCGGGTTCCAATGCTCCCACATGAGGTCGCGCGCAAGCTCCTGGGAGATGCCGTAGGACTTCAGGTGCGCCGCTGTGGCGTAGGCTATGGCGTCGCCGCCTTGCCCCTGGACGGCGACCTTGGCGTCTTCGCGAAGCCATTTGGTGGCCGCCTCGACGTTGGCCGGGAGGTCGGGCTCGATCAGCCAACTGTCGCGGTCCTGGTGCTTCTCGCGCGCCACGTTGAAGGAGCGCAGCATGTCGTCGGTGCGAAAGGTGGCGCGGCCCTCGGCCTCCCAGTCGTAGACGCCGTCGCCTGTGCGGCTCGGAGCCAGCAGCACGTAGCCATTGAGGCCACGGATGTCGGTCTTATGCGCCACCTTGCTGACGGAGTTTGCGACGCGGTCTTCTTCGCCGATTGCATAAAAAAGATGGATACCACCTCGCGGTGTGCGCTGTCGCATTTCGGTGTTCGGCAACTGTAGGTCGCGTTTGACCTGGGCCATGTCGGAGCCAGGGTCGAAGTCTACGACGCATAGGCCAGCGCCCGAGAGGTCGCAGCCGATGTTCGCTTTCGGAAACCGAGCCCACCACTTTTCGATTTTGCCTGGGTCGGTCGTCGCGTCGAGCACCCCATTGGGTACGATGGAGCCGATCGGCTCTTTGTTGCTGTCGCACGGAAAGACGGGAAGCCCGCGCTTGGCATAAGCCAGCGCATGTTCAAGCATTGTCGCCATGTTTTCCCCTTCACTAAAGAAAAGCCCCAGACGCTAGCATTTGCAAGGCTTTGTGTCAATGGTGACGCAAAGCTTGTGCAACCGGGATTACGTGATACCATATTGCTTCACTTTCAAAGGGAGGAGCCCATGAAAAACATCTTGCTTGCCGTCCTCGTCGCACTGTTCGCCGTCGCCTGCACCCCAACGCCTGCCCTTGTCGTGCAGGCGCCCGTCGATGTCTGCCAAGGTGCCGTCAACGTGACCCAGGAGGTCGCCACGCTGCGCGATATGGGCGCGGAGTTCCGCGTGATCGACGGCGCCAAGGCTCGCAAGTTCGTGGTGGATACGGGGGGCGCCGAGGTGCCCTGGCTCGATCGGGTCGAGAAAGTAATCTTGGCCTTGGGCCTCGCTCCCGGCGCCGTTGTGCTCGGCGCCTACGACAAGAACGGTTGCAAAATCGGCGGTGCAATTCTGCCCGAGCAACTCGTCTTTGGGAAAGGTGCTTGACTTCTTCGAACGACGCGAGTATAGTTCTTGTCTTCGATTGCTCCTGGGCACGAGTTGAAAAGGCCCACCACTTATCGCCCCTAGCGGGGCATCCTCGGAAGGGAGACCCATATGACCAAGACCAAGACCAAAGCCAGCAAGGCGTCGAAGCCCGCGCCCAAGGCGTCGAAGCCGTCGAAGGAAACCGCCGTCGTCATTGTCGACAAGGTTGCCGAGAAGGCTGCCGCCATCACCGAGGCCAACAAGCGCCTCGACCCCATCGCGAAGACGATCAACGTGCGCCTCGAAAAGGCGGCGAAGCTCGAAGGCGACGCGGACGATCATCGCCTCGCGGCGGCGCTCGAAATGGCGCGTGCGGCTCAAGTGTGCGAAGCGGCTGGCATCAAGTTCAAGGACTGGGCCATCGAGCATATCAAAAACCAATCGTTCGAGAACGTGCGCAAGCTGCTGGCGGTCGGCAAGGCTGACGAACCGGCCAAGGCCCTCGCCGATCTGCGCGCTGGCGCCAAGAAGGCCCAGGCCAAGCACCGCGAGAAGGTGAAGGCGAAGGTCCAGGCGGCCAACGTGCCGAAGCTCGAAGCGCCCAAGCCTATCGACGTCGTCGTGGGGCTGAAACCCGAGGACCAGATCGCCCTGGTCAAGAAGGTCTCGAAAGACCTGGGTATGGCCGTCGTGTCCGAAAGCGACGCTAAGGCGCTCGATCAATTCCGCAAGACGCCCCCGGCGCAGGCGAAGACCGCAACCGTGTCGCTGCCGCTGGGCTACGACGCGGTCATCGCTGGCATCGGCGACCTCAAGCAGTCGGAGAAGGTCAAGCTCCTTCGCTGGCTGGCCGAGGTCCTGGGCTACGACGTGACGGCCAAGGCGGACGCCAACGAAATGCCCGCGATCCCCGACTTCCTCGACATCAAGAAGAAAGCGGCATAGTGACCGCAGTACAATCGACCGACGTTGGTTTGGCCGTCATCTTGTTGGTGACGGCCATCCTCGCCGCCTTTATCCTCGGTTGGATACTGCGCGGCATCAAGGACGGGGAGTAGGTATTACGTGATCCCAGCATTGATCCAAGACGAGCATCCTTCTGTTCTCGCCAGCCGTGCGGTCGAGCCTTTGTTCTTCGAGGCACCTGTGCCCCCCGACCGCACGGCGAAGCGCTATCAACATGCCGGCGTCGAGTATTGCCTCGCTCGCAACAACGCGATCATTGGCGACCAGCCGGGGGTAGGCAAGACGGCGCAGGGCATCTTCCTGTCGAACGCTATCGGCGCCAAGCGTACCCTCGTCGTGTGCCCGGCCAGCCTGCGCCTCAACTGGGAGCGCGAAATCTGGCAGTGGTCAACGACCGAGAACGTGAAGACCTACCCCGTGATGAAGGCGTCCGACGGCATCTCCTCGGAAGCCGACTACGTCATCATCTCCTACGATCTGCTGCGCAACCCCGCGATCCTCGAAGCGGTGATGGATTTGCGCTGGGATCATTTCGTGGCCGACGAGGCTCACGCGCTCAAGGACCCCAAGGGCAACAAGCGGACGCGCGTGATCTGCGCGCCTGATGCCTTGCCGTCGGTCGTCGGCCGCATCACGTTGCTGACCGGCACGCTGCTGCCGAACCAACCCATCGAGTGCTACAACGCGATCCGCCTGTGCGACTGGGATGCGATCGACAACGCCAGCCTCGAAGACTTCCGCAAGTTCTACTACGACAAAGGCCAGGGCTTCGTCACCGTGTTCGACAAGGCGCAGGGCAAGACCGTGACCAAGTTCTCGAACGCGGTGCTGAACCAGCCGAAGAACATGGCCGACCTTCAGTATCGCCTGCGCAAGAACTTGATGGTCCGTCGCCTGAAAGACCAAGTGCTGCACGAGCTGCCGCCGAAGCAGTGGCATCCGTTCCCCCTCGACGTGACGTCGGACATCCGTCGAGCCATCAACCACCCCGGCTGGAAGCAGGCCGAGAAGCTTTACGATCTCGACCCCGACGGCTTCGCCAAAGCGATCCCGGTAGACGGCGCAGTCTCGACGGCACGCCTGGAGCTGGGGCTTGCGAAGGCGCCCGGCACGATCGCCTATATCGAAGACCTGCTGGACAGCGGCGTCGAGAAGGTTGTCGTCGGCGCTTGGCATATTCAGGTGATGGACAAGATGCGCGAGGCGCTCGGCAAATACGGGCTCGTCTACATGGACGGGCGCACGTCCGACGCCAAGAAGCAGGTCGCGGTCGATGCTTTCCAGAACAACGACGGCGTGCGGATTATCCTCGGGCAGATGATCCCGCTCGGGGAGGGCTGGACCTTGACGCGCGCGAAGGACGTTGTGCTGGCCGAACCGTTCTGGGTGCCGGGAAAGAACGACCAGTTGATCGACCGCTGCCACCGATTGGGCCAGCTCGACAACGTCATCGGTCATATCCCCGTGGTGCCGGGCACCCTCGACGAGCGCATCCTCGGCACGGTGATCGAGAAAGACAAAAATATTCATTTGGCGCTTGACGCCAGAGGTTGAGGCGCGTATGGTCGGGTCTCAATTGAGTTTGCAACGGAGAAGGGAGACAAACATGGAAGTCAAGAAACTGTCCGTCGAGGTGACGGCGGAAGGAAAGCTCGTCAGCGTCTCGGCCTTGTTCCCCTCGGGCAACAAGATCGAAGCCGACGACGTCGCCGAGCTTCAGCGTGTGCTGGGGGAGTTGCAGGGCGGCCCGTCCGCCCCGACCGAAGCACCGCCAACCGGCCGACGTGGCCGCAGCTCTGCTCCGTCTGCGGCAGCCGAAGCCACGAGCCCTGTCGCGGCCCCGCAACGTGCCCGACGCGGTGCAACGAGCCCGGCTGCACCCGCCACGGCCGAGGCATCGGATGCTGCGCCCTCCACGACGGCATCCCCTTCTGAAGGTCGCCGCCGTCGTTCGGCACCGGAACCCGAAGCGGCTGCGCCTGCCGAGGAACCCCGTCGCCGTCGCGGTGCTGCGGCGGAACCGGAAGCGCCCAAGACGCCGAGCGATGCCGACCTCGTGAAGGCGGCGACGGCGGCCAATGAAGCGCTGACGAAGGCGCTCGGCAAGGAAGGCCAGGAGAAAATCCTGGACCTGATGGACGAGTATGACGGCACCGACGGCAAGCCGGTGACGCGTATCGACAAGCTCAAGGCCGAAGATCGCGACGACTTCCTGAAGCGCCTCAAAGCGCTGGTGGCCGACAACACGTAAGTCATCGACTTGTAGGTGGCCGGTGTAAACCTTCGCGCGTTGTGGGTGACACGGACTTTGGAACCCTCACAGATTTCCTCGGAAGGGAGATTGACATGCCCGAACTACCCCAGGCCCACAGCCCGCTCGGTGCGTCGAGCGCGGAACGATGGATGGCGTGCCCCGCGAGCGTGAGCTTGTCGGCTGGGCACCAGGACGAAGAGAGCGATCACGCTGCCCTCGGTACGGCGGCGCACACGCTGGCTGCCTACTGCTTGACAAAGGACGTCGAGCCATGGCGCCTGATCGGTCAGTACGTCGCCGAAGACAAGATCGACGGCGCCGAAGACAAGATCGACGGCGCCGAAGGCAAGCACCTCATCGACAAGGAGATGGCCGACGCCGTGTCCGAGTACGTGGCATTTATCGGTGCGGAGTTTCCCGACCGCAACCAGGGCAACTCCTGGGTTGAGCGCAAGTTCCACTGCCCATCGATCCACAAGTATTTCTACGGGACGTCGGACTTCACGGCGATCGTCGGCCGCAAGGCCACCGTCGTCGACTACAAGCACGGCGCCGGCATCGTCGTGGACGCGGTCGAAAACCCGCAACTCATGTACTACGCGGCGGGCGTCCTCGAAGACCTGAACGCCTGGGATAGCGTTGACGAGATCGAACTTGTGATAGTGCAGCCTCGGGCCTTCCACTACGACGGCCCGATCCGTAGCTGGACGATCAGCACGGCCGAGCTGGTGGCGTGGCTCGAAGACAAGCTGGTGCCGGCAATGGATCGCGCCCTGGTATCACGTGATACCAAGTCCGGGGAACACTGCCGCTTCTGCCCCGCGCGCTTCGGCGCCTGTCCGCAGATCGTGTCCGACGTGGACGAAATGGAGGAGCTGATGAAGACGATCGGTAAAGACGGCGGGGGCGCACCGAAGCTCACGGGCGAACAGCTCGCGCGCTTTCTCGACCTCGGCGAGGTGTTCAAGATAGTCCGCACTGCGGCGCTCAAGACGGCCACGGTTCGCGTCCAGAATGGGCACAAGGTCCCCGGCTGGAAGCTGTCGAAGGCGCGGTCGAACCGCGAGTTCAAAGAAGGTGCGGAGGCCGCCGCCAAGAAGGAGTTCGGCGATGACGCATATTCGCAGCCGAAGCTGAAGTCTCCCGCCGAGTTCGACAAGCTGCCGAAGGGCAAAGACTTCACGGCGCGCTGGGCCTTCAAGCCTGACGCCGGGGAGACTTTGGTCCCTGAAGACGACGCACGCCCGGCCGTAAACAAAGACGTGAAGTCGATGTTCAAGCCGATCAAGAAGTCCAAGTAACCATCAACCAAGGAGAGAAGAGAATGGCACGCGAGACGAAGAAGAAAGAACCGGCCGAGATCATTCTGCTGCCGGAAGGTCGCCTTATCAACAACGCGTTGTTCGAGCGCGACCAGTTCGACGACAAGTCGGCACTGGCCTACAAAGCCGAGATCGCAATCTCGAAGGACGACAAGGCGTTCGACGACATCATCGACAAGCTCTACGCGGCGGCGGAAGCTGCCGGTCTGCCGGGCAACGAGAAGTTCACGGTCGATGGCGGCGACGTTGCCTGCGGCATCATCGACGGCGACGAGTACGCCAAGAAGCGCGAACGCCTCGGCAAGCCCGCCGACGCGTACAAGAACCACTGGGTCATCCGTGCGGCGTCCAAGTTCAACAAGGACGGCGTCGAAGGTCCTGGCGGTATCGCGGTCTACGACGAAGAGCCCAAAGCGGTCACGATCCAGAACCAGGGCGTCGTCTACAACGGTTGCTACGGCATCCTCGCCGTGACGATCGGCGTATACACGGACGACGGCAAGGGCGGCACGGGGCTCCCGTCCACCAAGTTCTACCTCGCGGGCTTCCAGAAGTCGCGCGACGGGGAACGCTTCGCGGCTGCCCGCGATATGTCGTCGGTGTTCAAGCCGCTCGGCAAGGCAGCGGCGGCCGGTGGCGGCGAACGTCGCCGTCGCGGCTAAGGTAGACTGACCAGCGCAGGAGTGCGCCAAGGGGGTGAAAAGCCCCCACGATTTTCAAGGAGGGCTGCATGAACGCCGAGGAACGGTTGAAGCGCATATCGAAGATCATGTCCTACGGGGGGCTGATAGGGCTGTCGGCTATTGAGGCCGAGGCCATCGTGCGCCGCCTGTGCCGGCCGTACTTCGACGGAGACTTCACGGCCGTAAACTCCCCCGACTATTGCCGTGCGAAGTTGCGCCAGATCGTGAAAGAGGCAGAAGAAGCCAAATGAACAAGGTCTTCATCTTTCTGTGGCTCGTCGGCGGCGGCATTGAAGGCCCGTTTGAGTACGAAACTTCGACGGAGTGCCACGTGCTTCTCGCCGGCTACGAGGAACGGCTGCGCCAGTACGGCGGCGGCAGCATCGAATTCGAATGTGAACCGATCGAACCCGAGAAGGAGATGGAGTGATGACATGGATACAGACCGTGTCGGGCCGCCAGTTTTGGCCGCTTGAACCCAAGGCCGAAGACGTGGACATCGGCGACATCGCCCACGCCCTGTCGATGAAGTGCCGCTACTCCGGCCACACCCAGAAGTTCTACTCGGTGGCGGAGCATTCGGTGCATATCTCGAACGCCTTGTTGCGCGACGGGTGGAGCCCGAGCGCGGCACTGTGGGGGCTGCTGCACGACGCAGCCGAAGCCTACCTCCCCGACATCGCCCGCCCGATCAAGGCGGCGATACCGGGCTTCGACGCGATCGAGTTCGACGTCGCGCTGGCGATCATTTCGAAGTTCGACGGCCTTGTCAAAGGCTGGGCTTTCGCGCTGATACCCTGCGACGTCGTCAAGCTCTACGACACCCGCATCCTAGTCGACGAGAAGGCAGCGATGATGCCGCACACTCCGGCCGACTGGGGATTGCCCGACAACGGGCTCGGCGTGCAGATCGTAGGCTGGTGCCCGACCGAAGCCAAGGTGCGTTTCCTGCGCGCCTACGAGAACCTAGTCAGCCTGATCGAGGCCCGCGCTTGATCCACCTCGACTTCGAAACCAAGAGCTACGCGGACCTGAAGAAGGTCGGCGCCTGGGCGTACTCGGAACACGAGACGACCGAGGTGATCGTGCTGTGCTGGGCGATCGACGGCAGCGCCGTCGACTACTGGCGCCCCGACCATGGGCGCGGGATGCCCGAGGGATTACGTGATGCCATCGAAGAGGGCCACCCGGTCGAGGCGCACAACTGCTCGTTCGAAGTCTCGATCTGGAAGAACGTCATGGTGAAGCGCTACGGCTGGCCCGACATCGCGGTCGAGCAATGGCGCGACACTATGGCGGTCGCACACTACTACGCCCTGCCGGGCGGGCTCGACAAGCTGGCGCGCGTGCTGGGCCTGCCGGGGAAGAACCCCGAGGGTGCGCGGCTTATCACGAAGTATTCGAAGTTGCACTTGAAGACCGCGAAGACCGTGATCCCGCCCGAGGACATGAAGAAGTGGATCGCGTACTGCACGCAGGACGTCGAGGAACAGCGCACAATCTCGAACTATCTTGGCGATCTGCCCGACGACGAGCTAGCCTTGTTCCACCTCGACCTGGAGATCGAGCTGCGCGGGTTGAAGCTCGACCACGAAGGCATCGCGGCGGCGAGCGAGGTTGTCGACCGACGGGCCGAAGACCTCGAAGCGGAGTTCCGCAAGCTGACGGGCGTCGGCCCCAACCAGCGCGAGAAGGTGCTGGCGTGGTTCGAGGTGCAGGGCTTCCCGCTGGAGAACCTTCAGGCCGAGTACCTGGAGGAGCTGGTCGAGGAAGGCAACGTGCCGGCCGGGGCTGTCCGTCGCGCGCTGTCGATCCGCCTGTCTATCTCGAAGGCCAGCACGAAGAAGCTCGACAAGATGGTGATGCAGTCGGGGGAAGATTGCGTCGCCCGCTTCCAATGCAAATACCACGGCGCGCAGACGGGGCGCTGGACGGGCACAGGCTTCCAGCCGCTCAACATGAACCGGGGCAGCGAGGACAGCGTGCCCGAAGACTTGGTGGCGAACATCATGCGTCGCGATCCCCGCTGGCTGGACGCACTCTACGGCGACGCTATGCAGGCAGTATCCTGGGCGACGCGCCACTGGATTACGGCAAAGGAAGGCAACCGCATCCTGGCCGGGGACTTCGTATCCATCGAAGCCGTGGTGCTGGCGTGCTTGGCGGGGGAGGAGTGGAAGGTCAAGGCGTTCCGCGACGGCGTCAAAATCTACGAGGCCATGGCCGACAAAATCTATAACCTGCCGCCCGGCACGGTCACGAAGAAGACGCACCCGCTCGAACGCCAGGACGGCAAGACGGGCGAGCTTGCCTTCGGCTACCAGGGTGCGCTCAATGCGTGGCTCAACTTCGATAGCTCGGGCCGCCACACCGACGAACGCATCATCGAAATCTGCAAAGCATGGCGCAAGGAACACCCGGAGATCGTGAAGTTCTGGTACGCCATGGAGCGCGCCGCGATCAAGGCTGTCGAGGCCGGCCGAGAGGTCGAGTGCCAAGCGCTGTCCTTCAAGGTGATCGACGAATGGCTCTCGATGCGTCTGCCCGACGGCAAGCGTATCTGGTACTGGGCGCCCGAGCTGCGCGTCAAGATGCCGAAGTGGCACGACCCCGCCACCAAGGAAGACTGCGCTGCCGGAACGTGCCGCTGCGAACCCCAGCCGCAGCTCACCTACATGGCGCAGAAGTTCGGGCAGTGGAAGCGCGTCAGCACCTACGGCGGCAAGCTCGTGGAGAACGCGACCCAGGCCACGGCTCGGCAGATACTCACGCCGTCGATGCTGCGCGTCGAGAAGCACGGCTACCCGATTGTGCTGTCGGTCTACGACGAAGTCGTCTGCGATACGCCGCTGGGCCACGGCTCTATGAAGGAGTTCGAAGCAATCCTCGGCGAGCGCGAAGGGTTCTTCCGAGACTGGCCTATCGGCGTCGACTGCTGGGAGGGGCATAGGTATCGGAAATGATCCTTGACAAACTCTGCGATCGCCTGACCGGAGAGAACCAGAACTTGCTGGTGCCGTGGTGGCTGATGGCGTGCTATGCCTATTACATAGAAGACGACCCGATCCTCTCGGACGCGGCCTTCGACAAGTTGTGGAAACGGCTCGATCGCGTGTGGACCTTCGTGCAGCACCAGCACAAGGACTGGATCGACGGCGACGCGCTACAGACGGGCGGCTACCTGGGCGAGGCAGACTACCCCACGCGCGTACCGGGGGCGGTCGCAGCACTTCGGTTGGACAACGGCGGCACACGCAAGTAGTATAGGAAACAGACGGAGGAACCATGGGTCTCAAGTCCAAAACCAAAGGCAAGGTTGGCGAGCGCGAGGTGGCCGAGCTGCTGCGCGAGTTCGGTTTCAATGCCCGTCGCGGCCAGCAGTTTGCGGGCGGCGGGGATAGCCCCGACGTCGTCAGCGATATGGAAGGTTTCCATATCGAGGTCAAGCGTACCGGCAAACAGACGGACATCTTCGCCGCGTTGGATCAGGCGAAGCGCGACCGCAAGCCGGACGAAGACGCAGTGGTGTTCCACCGCAAGAACAACAAGGACTGGATCGTCGCGATGGATGCACGCGAGTTCCTGCGCCTCGTCACGAAATACGTTTTCAACTAGGAGCCCGCATGAACAGCAACGCCCCCTTGTCCGCCGAGCGCATCCAGGAAATCGTGGAGGCGGTCGATCTGCACGGCACCAAGAAGGCTGCGGCCGACGCCTTGGGCATCTCTCGGGACGCGGTGATCCGCGCCGTGCGCAAGGCAGAGGAGAACGCCACGGGTCGGGCCAAGGCGCCAGAGCGCGTGGACTTCGGGCTGCCGGCAAAGGGCAAGATCGCCCGCTACATCTTCACCTGCGCCCAGTCCAACACCAAGCTACACGACTGGACGTGGCGCAATCTCGTAGCCCTGGCCGAACACTACGGCGCCCGCATCCACGTCTCGCGCTTCACCTACAAGAAGGAAGCCTACGGGTCGAAGGCGGTCAAGCCCGGCAAGGGCGCAACGGCTGCCGACAAGGCGGACCTATGGTACGACAAGCGGATCGAGCCCTTCATCTCCGACGAAGGCGCCAACGTGGCGCCGGGCCTCGTATGGTGCGGCGAGATGAACATCCTGCCCACGGCCATCCGTCCGCTCTCGGGGATGGAGAGTTACACCGGCCGCAAGTCGGGCATCTTCCCCCACGCCAAGATCGCCATGGAGAGCATCGCTTCGCACAAGTCGGAGCCGACGAAGTTCAACTACACGACTGGCGCCGTGACGCTGCGCAACTACATCGCCAAGAAGGCGGGGCTCAAGGCCGAGTTCCACCACGGCTACGGCGGGCTCTTGGTCGAAGTCGACAGCGAGGGCTCCTGGTGGTGCCGCCAGTTGAACGCCGACAGCGAAGGCACAATCTATGACCTGGACGTGCGGGCGAGGCGCGGCCACGTCACGACAGGCCACCGGGTCGAGGCTGTGAACTGGGGAGACATCCACGTATCGGGCGAAGAGACGCCGAGCCTGACCGCTTGCTTCGGCAAGGACGGCATCCTCGACACGCTGCGGCCAAGGTTCCAATTCCACCACGACGTATTCGACTTCCGCTTCAGCAACCACCACGATCGCAAGAACCCGCATCGCCGCTTCGAGCTTCATCTGTCGGGCAAGGACAGCGGGGTCGACGAACTCAAGAACGTGGCCCGATTTATCATGCACGATAGCTGGCGTGACTTCTGCAAGACCGTGGTCGTCGACAGCAACCACGACAACGCCATGACGCGCTGGCTGCGCGAGGCCGACTATCGCGAGGACCCCAAGAACGCGCTGCTGTTCCTGGCCGCCCAGCTTGAGGTCTATCAGGCCATCGCTGCGGGCGATAAGAAGTTCCATCTGGTGTCCTGGGCCGTCAACCGCATGGCGCCCGACTACGCCGCCACTCGTGGCAGAACCGTAAAGTTCCTCCATCAGGACGAGAGCTTCGTCATCTGCCCCGATGCCAACGGCGGCATCGAGTGCGGTATGCACGGGCACCAAGGACCCAACGGTGCCAAGGGATCGGCCGCCGCGTTCTCTCGGATGGGCCGCAAGAGCAACATAGGCCATTCGCATAGCGCCTGCATCCACGATGGCACCTACGTCGCTGGCGTGACCGGGGCACTAGACCAGGGCTACAACGCCGGCCCGTCGTCGTGGTCGCATAGCCACGTGGTCACGTATGCCAACGGAAAACGCGCGATCCTGACAGTGTGGGACGGCAAATGGAGGGCTTGAGAGTTAGGTCTGCCGACTTTGAAATTGGGGACCTCGACGACCTGGAGAAGCTGCACGCGAAGCTGTTCCCGAGCGACCTAATGCCCGAATGGGAGCTTGGGGATTGGGTCATCGCTACACACGCAGGCGATCCGTTCGGTTTCGTGGGCGTCGAGAGCCATTGGGCTGCAAGAGGCCCGGCGTATCTTTCCCGCGTCGGTGTCCTCCCGAGGTACGCAGGCAATGGCTTCGGCCGAATGTTGGTCAAGCGAGCCATGTCAAAGGCGCGCTCCCTCGGGCCGGAAATGTGGACCGACACGCGGAAGAACCCGGCCTCGGCCAACACTCTTATCGCTTGCGGGTTTCGGCAATTTGCGCCGCCGACCCCCTGGGCTTTCCAGGATAGCGACTACTGGCGCGTCAAACTCTAAGGAGGAAGAAATGGAAGACACAAATCCCAAAACCAAGTTCGGGCTCAAGAAGGCCCAGCTTCACCTGTCCCCGTCCACGGCCCTCGAAGCCATGGCCGGCGCGTTCACGCTGGGGGCCGAGAAGTACGGCGCCTATAACTGGCGCGAGCGCAACGTCTCGGTTTCGACCTACGTGGCGGCGGCCGAGCGCCATATCCGCGCGTACTTCGAGCGACAGAACATCGACCCCGAGAGCGGCCACCACCACCTCGGGCACGCCATGGCTTGCTTGGCGATCCTGATCGACGCCGACGCCTTCGGATGCTTGGTCGACGACCGGCCGAAGGTCGGGGTCCATGAAAAGATCGCCGGGCGGGCTGCCGATCGCATCAACCCCATCATAATGACAGGGCCGGCCAAGTCGACGACAGAGGAATACGTCGAAGGCGGAGGCGGAGGACCAAACGACCCCATCGTCCACTGCAACCGGTAGGTATCACGTCATCCCAAAGAGTTCGATTTCCGCCTCGCGGCGCAAGACCAAGCCCGCGAGGCGTTTCCCCCCTCCGAAGACCCAGCGCCGCAACTCGCCCGGCACCCGGTCAAGCTCGCCGCGATTGATGACGGCGCGCAGCGTAGAGCCCCGATAGCGCGAGATGCCTAAGTTGAATACGAAGCTGGTCAGGGCGTCTATTTGCGGGTCCTGGAGAGGCCACCGCGTAAGGGCCAGGGTTTGCCCCCGTGCCGTCTGGAGGTCGCTGTAGAGCA